ATACAGTCGCAGGCGCGGCGGCGTTACCCACGGCGCTGACCGTTTTGTAAGTCGGCAAGCCCGCAAACGCTGCAACGCAGGCAGCCAGGCCGACCAGTGTGGTGAGAAGAATTTTTTTCATGTTCAGTCTTTCGTTGTGTTTAAATGATGGTTTAGGACGGTTTAAAAAAAGGGGTTAGTCACCTCCCCCGTGGTCAATTTATTGGGCGGCGGTTTGCAGCGCGCTCATGGCATCCGGTGCCATCGCCTCCACGTCGATACGCTCAATGGCGCGCATCCCGATTTCGTCGGTCGCGAAGTAAACTTCGCGGCTGGTCTCAACACGCGGCGTGCCGCGTTCGTCGAGGAACCAGTAGGAGAGATCGCCGAACAAACCGAGGAACGTGCCGGGCGCGGCAACCTCCTGGTAGCTCTGCATGATGCCGACCCACTTGATCGGAAAGCCGTCGAGCGTGGCCGGCTGGTTGCCCTGGGCCGGGCGATAAATCAGCGGCGCACCGATGGTGTTGAACGTGACAAACAGCGCCTCCATCGTCGGATTGGCGTAATAGCAGGCGCTTCCCATCTGGAGCACGGCTGCGTTGACCAGGGTGCGGAGCTTGCGCCATTGAGCCAGGGTCGAATCGCTGGGCTTGGTTTTGCCCGCGGGCATGAGCGCCAATTGCGGGGTGTTCGGCTGCGCAGCGACGTAGGGACCAACGCCGTAGCGATTGTAGGTGGCCGTGTTGTCGCCGAGGAAACCGATGGAATCCTCGAAGTGCGCGAACCGGCGGGAAACGTACCGCGCCAGGAACTGGCCCAGCGGTATGAACGTGTCCTCTTCGATTTCGGATGGGATGCGGATGATGCCGCCAATTTTCTGAACCGTGTGCGTCACATTCACGGCGCTGACCTTCTTTTCACCGACCTGGCCGCTGGCCGCGATGATGCCGAACGCATCCTCGCCGACTTTTAATTGCGGCAGGTTCATGGTAGGCGCGCCCATCGGGAACACGGTGGCGTTGGCGCGGAACTGCCCGTACTTGTAAACCAGCTCGACAATCTGCGGCACGTAGATCACCGGCAGGGGAATGTCCGCGCTGGTCAGCGCGGCGCGGGTGACGCCCAGATAATCAGCCGCCTTGGTGAGACCGGCCTCCATGTCGCCGAGGGACTTTGAGTTCCATTTGTCCTGGCGCGCGGCGCAGCCCATGTAAATGCCGGCCATGGCGAGCGCGCAGGAGTCGGTCACAAACGGCACGCCGTTCACGTAACGCACGCCGGTGTCACCCTCGCGCAGCAGGGATTGCTTGCGGAGTTTGCCGAGGTCTTTCTTTAATTTTTCCTGGTCATCGCCCATCGTTTTGAGCAGGTCGGGCAGTTTCTTGATGGCGGCAAAGCCACCTTCCACCTTGGCCAGTTCCGCGAGTTCTTTGAACATGCCGTTGTAGCCCTTGAAGCCTTCGAGGATGCCCTCGAACTCCTTGATCTGTTCGGGTGACAGCACGGTGGTGTAACACATGGCCGTGCGCCGGCTCATGGCGATTTGCGAGAGCTGCCAGCAGCCCACGAGCAGGGCACAGGGGAGAGGCGGCGCGCCGAGATGAGCAAGGCCGACGGCAAATAGGATGACGGCGAACAGCGCCAGCAGGTGGCGATACGGTTTGAGAATTTTTTTCATGATCAGATAATTCTTTGGTTGATGGTTAGTTTTTGAGGACGTCATGGAGTCCCCTGGCCAATTGCAGCAAGCGCACGTCATGGACACCCGCGCCGGACGTGCCACCAGGGGCAGCGGGGTCTGTTTCTTCACCGCAAAATTGTTTAAGATAATCGAATAACGATTTCAGATCGGCGCGCTCGACGGCTCCCTGCTTGAGAGCCGCGCCGATGGTCGCGCCGGGATTCGCAGGCACAACCACCAGGGATTTCTCCAAAAGCTCCTGTTCGGTGTAGGTGCGGTCGGGTTTGTCATTGCTGTCGCCGCTGACCCATTCCAAGGGAATGAAGCCAACCGATTGCGAGCGGATGAATCCCCCCTTCGACATTTTGTAGGCAACCAGGCCGAGCGGATTGTCCACCGCGAACAGGCAGCGGCAGCAGAGCCGGCCTTTCTGTATCTGGTCTTCCAGGGGAAGAATGTCGCGCCCGAGGATTTTGGTGATGCTGGAATAATCGTGGCAATCCGGCACAACGGGATTGGCCAGAAAGTTTTTCAACTTCCACCCGGCCTGGGTGACGACTTCGTTGTAGCGGTCGAGAGTGTCATCGCTGGAGATGAAGTCCATCACGGGATCAGCGCCGGCAACTTCCTTGACTGTGCAATGGATGCCGCCACGCAGGCCGAGAGCGCCGGTGTTCAATTTCACCAGGCGCGCGCCGAATTCTTTTTGGAGTTGGTCGAGTGTTTTCATGCTGCTTTTTTCAGGAATTTCATTTCACCCACTCCGAACACGAGGTAGGTGACGGACTTTTCGTCCTCGGACTTTTTCTGCGCCGCGAGCTGGATGCACTGACAGTTGATGATGTTCTCCAAAGAAGCGCCCAGGGAATCATCACCGGGGAACATGAGCTGCTCGCCCATGACCTCGAACGGATCGTCAATGGGAATCGGATCGTCGATGTACATTGCCTCCGCCTCGGCATGGGCCGGCCGCACGTGCGGGCCGTGCGAACTCAGCCAGGCTTTAAATTCGATGCCGGCCTTTTTGATCGCGGCCTGGCGCGCGGTGTTGTAGGCGATGTTCACTTCCGTCATCGCCACGCGCCGCGCCTCGTAGTCGCCCAGGCTGTTGAAGACCGCCTTGACGCGGTCCACAAGCTGCGCGTGCGTCTCGCCGGCCTCGACGCCTTCCATGAGCGACGTGTTGAGCTGGTCTCGCACCGTACCACCCGTGCCCATGATTTTCTGTTTGCGCGCGGCCAGAAATTCCAGCACAGCCTGCGGCGGATACTCCCAGGGATCGTCCACGCCCACCTCGGCGTTTAATTCTTCACCAGCCTGTTGGAGCACGGTGCGCAGCGGCACGTTGAGTTCGGTCGCGAGGGCGTCGCCGAATTCGTTCGCGGAGAAAATGATGTCGGTGAGAGAACGCTTGCCCGCAAACTCCCAGTCCTTGTACGAGGTCGCGCCTTTTTGCAGATGAACCTCGTCGAGCTTCGCCAGCGTCTTGCCCCGGAACTTGAGCAGCACCTTGCTGACTTTGCCCTGGAACAATTTCACCGACGACTTGCGCGCCGCGACGTGTTTCTTCCAGAGCGCGGTGGCGTCCGGTTTACGAACTTCGGCGGGCGGTGCACTGAGCAGGCGGAGGAAACCGAGGGCGCGAGAGAAAGGTGATCCCTTCTCTTCATCAGCCTGGTCTTTGTCATCGCCAGTGGCGGCGTCGCCACCTTCCGACGGCAGCGGTTCGGGCGGTTCACCGGCAACCTGCAAATTGAACGGGAGATAACCTTTTTTATACCAGGGCTGGTCCGGCAGGCCGAGATCGAGGCTGGTGTTGATGTCGCCGACAGGCACGCCCATGGCGAACATTTTGGAGCCGGTCTCCCAGCGGGCGCGGCGCGCGGCCTGCATGATGGGCAGGCTGTCCACGTCGAACCAGCCGATGAGATCATCGCCGAAAGTCCCCACGATGGGAGCGACCGCGGCCTCGATGGCCGCGCACAAACTGCCAATGGTGGATTCAATGAAGGAGATTTTTACCGAGTCAAGCGAGCCGCCCGCGCCGCCGTCGTTCAGGTCGGCGGTGAACCCGGCAAAACTTTCCGGCACACGGAAGATCGAAAAGATTTCCTGCCGCAGAAATTTCCGGGTTTCCAGGAATTGCATGTCCATCATGGAGAGCTGGGGCTTCTCCACTTTTGCGCCGCCCCATAGAAAGAGCGGTCGGTCGGCAGTGCCGGCCTTGCGTTTACGTTCGCGCAACGCCGCGAGGATTTCCACGCGTTGCGTGGGCGTGGCCTGCTGGTCCGTGGTGACGATGACGCCGGTATCCGCGTTGTTCACCCAAAGACCTTTCTGGAATTGTTCACCGGCAAAATCGGTTTGCGCCGGTGTGCCGGCCACAATGAGCGGTGACAGCCCGCGCCAGTACAGATACGGATTGGGCGTGCGCGAATGGACTACTTCCGTAGGGAGCAACATTTCCGAGGGCAACGGAGTCAGAAGCGGGCTGCCGGTGTAACGCCAGGCTTCGAGCGTGTAGCCCTGGACCATGTGCCAGAACAAAGTGGTGTCCAGTGTGAGCATCCGCTTGATGCGCGGCTTGCGATCCGACAGATCCACCGGCTGGTCATCGCCATCGAGCGGCAGGATGAAAAATTCACCGCGCAACGCATTCCAGGTGACGACCATCTCCCAGAATAGTTGCCGGTCCATCGTCGGGTGCGGACGGTTGAACAGTTCTACTACGTCGCCGGAGTCAACGATGTCGTTGCCCAGGGCGCGGCGGCAAAGCGCGCGATGTTTGGGATCAGCCGAACTGCGGAGCGCCCGGATGCGTTTTGCCTTGTCCGATCCAATGCGCGAGATTCGGAATGGAATCTGCGCGATGCTCGATGCCAGGATGGAGACGGCCGTAAAAATCCAGGCCGACTGGGCGTAAGGGTTCACCAGCTTGGTGCCCTGCTGCTGGTCGTCAATATCCGTGCCAGTCAGGAAGGCGGCCACGTCCGGAGAGGCGACCGATTTACTGACGCTCGCCATGATCTCGTCGAAGCTCCGCCCGGATGTAGCTGGGTCGTCAATGTTGGTTCCGGCGATTTTCACGGGGTCACCTCCAAATAATGCAGGCCCCAGAGTGCCATTAAGACCGGTTTAAGCGCCTCGGTGGGACATCGGGAGCCGAAAGCGCGGTGTTGGGGCGTTGACTGGCAGAATCTCGCCGCCTGCGCAAAATTGGGTTTTAGTTTTTTCATCCGACGGCAGCTCCTATTCCGCCGCCATTTTGGTCGGCCTTGGTGGACAGGCCGCCGGCCCAGGCGATGTCACAGTGACTGGCCGGGTTGAGCAGGTTGCGGCCCTCGGTAAACTTCCACGTCTTGCCGGAAAAGATTTTCCGCAGCGAAAAGAAATCCTGTCCCACGTCCGGCTCGCCCCTGGGGAAAATCTTTTCCGCAACGCTCAACTGATTCATGAGCGCGAAACCCATGTCGTGTTTGTCGCTGGCAAAATTGATGGCCGTGAAGATTCCCGGAAACAGCTTGGCCGTCTCCCAACAGATTTGCCGGCCCAAACCGGTTTCATCACCGGCGGATTGCAAGGCGGAGAGCCGGCGATGGAAGGTCCACAAAACGGTTTGGAGGAAGTTCCAGTCATCCGTGCGGCAGGTAAACAGGCCGGCGAGCTTCAGGCGCGGCGGTTCCTGGCGGTCAATGTAAATGGCAGCCAGGTCTCCCTCGCCGCTTGCAGCCACGTCGAAGCCCAGCCGGTACGGCGCGGGCGTTTTAATGAGCGATGCGAAAGCAGCCGAGATATAATTCGCAATTCGCGTTTCGCGCGACTGCTGCTCGGAGGGTTTGAAGTTTCCAAACGCCTCGGTGATCTGCGCGGCCTCCAGGTGGATGCGTGGGATTTCATAATCATGCTGGCAGAGCTGTATCTGCGACCAGGGCACAATCGCACACGTGCTGCCGGATGGATTGCAGTTGTAGGCTTGCTCGTAAATTTCCGGCAACCGGGCGCGGTCCTTGCATTCCTGGATGAACGCGGCGCGGGTGATATTGGTGCCGCGAACCGCGTTGATTTTTTCGACCAGGCCGCCTTCGACGGCATCCTCCATCGTCACGCGGTAGTAACTCCAGCC